TATCTGGGAATAGGGAACTGCACCGTATTGCAAAAGCAAAGGGTATTAAGCCTATACTTGGCGTAGAAGGCTATATGTGTCAAGATAGATTCGACACTAGAGATAAGTCTGAAAGAGATGGAGATCTAGATTTAATCTATAACCATATAGTCCTTCTCGCTAAGAACCAAATTGGTTTAGAAAATTTAAATAAGATTAATGAAATTGCATGGACAGAGGGATTTTTTAAGAAGCCACGATTTGATTTTGAAACACTAGAAAAATATGCAGAAGGAATCATTGTTACTTCTGCTTGTCCAAGTAGCGTACTTGTAAAAGCACTTGAGAATAATGAGTTTGCTATTGCAAAGAAGCATATTGAATGGTTTAAGCGTGTGTTTAATGACGATTACTATATTGAAGTAATGCCTCATAATCCAGAAGAAATTAATAAACAGTTAATTGCTTTGGCTGATGAATTTGGTATTCAGGTTGTGGTAACTCCAGACTGCCACCATAGTTCAACAGATCAAAAAGAAATTCAAGAGTTTAAGTTACTTCTTAATACACATGTAAAAATTGATAAAGAGCATACGTTTGAGAAGTCTAAGAAAAAAGAAAATATGATGGAGCGCCTAGACTATCTTTATGGTGAAGACCGTCAGATTACATTTAATAAGTTTGACATTCATCTTCTTTCTTATGAAGAGATGAAGTCTGCTATGGAAGCACAAGGAATTGATCGTCCAGATATTTACTCTAATACTTTAGCCATTGCTGAAAAAGTTGGGGATTATGGAATTCAAGAAGGACTTAACTTATTACCAGTACAATATAAAAATCCAGATAAAGAATTAAAGGCACTTGCATTAGAAGGATTAATTGCTCGTGGTATTGAAAATAATCAAGAATACCTAGATAGACTTGATGAAGAATTAAAGGTTATTAAAGATAAAGACTTTGCTCCATATTTTCTTGTTGTAAGAAGTATGATTAATTGGGCAAAGAAAGAAGATATTATGGTCGGTCCAGGTCGTGGATCTGCTGCTGGATCACTACTATGTTATGCACTTAGTATTACAGATATTGACCCAATTAAACATGGACTACTGTTCTTTCGATTTATTAACCCTGACCGAAATGACTTTCCAGATATTGATACAGATATTCAAGACTCTCGTCGTGAAGAAGTAAAAGATTATTTAGTTAGACAATATCGACATGTAGCATCTATTGCAACATTCCTTTCTTTTAAAGATAAGGGTGTGGTACGAGATGTTGCACGAGTGCTAAATATTCCACTTACTGATGTTAATAAGGTTTTAAAGATGGTTGATACTTGGGACGAATACTGTACTTCAAAATCTACTAGAGAATTTCGTGAGAAATATCCAGAGGTAGAAATTTATGGTGAACAACTTCGTGGTCGTATTAGAGGAACTGGAATTCACGCTGCTGGTGTTGTCACTAGCAAAGACCCTATCTTCCGCTTTGCACCAATGGAAACACGATCTTCTACTGGTAGTGATGAGCGTATTCCTGTTGTTGCTGTGGATATGGAAGAGGCAGAGCGTATTGGTTTAATTAAGATTGATGCCCTTGGCTTAAAAACTTTATCAGTTCTTAAAGATACATTGGATATTATTAAAGAGCGAGATGGTAAAAAAATTAATCCATTAGATATTCCTATGGATGATGCTAATGTTTATCAAATGCTTTCTGATGGATATACTAAGGGTGTGTTTCAATGTGAAGCATCACCATATACAAACCTTCTTGTAAAGATGGGTGTAAAAAATCTATCAGAACTTGCAGCATCAAATGCTTTAGTTCGTCCAGGTGCTATGAATACAATTGGAAAAGACTATATTGAGCGTAAACATGGTCGTCAAAATATCGGGTATACTCATCAAGTACTAAAAGAATTTACGGAGGAGACCTATGGTTGCATTCTTTACCAGGAACAAGTTATGCAAGCATGCGTATCGCTTGGCGGTATGTCCATGTCGGAAGCAGATAAAGTTAGAAAAATCATTGGCAAGAAAAAAGATGCTAAAGAGTTTGACATATTCAAGGATAAGTTCGTATCTGGTGCGTCTGCTTATATTTCGCCTAACGATGCTAAGGATCTCTGGCATGACTTTGAAGCACACGCAGGGTACTCGTTTAACAAGAGCCATGCGGTTGCGTATTCTACTCTCTCGTATTGGACGGCGTGGTTAAAGTATCATTATCCTTTAGAGTTTATGTTTGCTTTACTAAAGAATGAAAAAGATAAAGATGCTAGAACAGAATATTTGATCGAAGCAAAACGTATGGGGATTTCTGTTAAGTTGCCACACATTAATGATTCAGATACTGACTTTAAAATTGAAGGTAAGGGAATTCGTTTTGGGTTATCTGGCATTAAGTTTATTTCAGATAAGATTGCTGAAAGATATATTGCAGGTCGTCCATTTAATTCTTACAAAGAACTTGAAGAGTTTACTTTTACAAAAGGTAATGGTGTAAATAGTCGTGCGCTGCAAGCACTTAGAGTTATTGGGGCAGCAACATTTAATGATAATCCTAGAAATGATTCTGAAATTAAAGAAAACTTATACGAATATTTAAACCTTCCAGAATTTAATATTTCAGTTCCTTCTCACTATCATGCTTGGATTACTCAGGCTGAGGATTATGAGGAAAAGGGTTCATACATTCTTATGGGAATGGTAAAGTCAATCAAAAGATCTAAGGGATGGTCAAGGGTAGAACTATTAGATAAGACTGGTAGTGTTGGAATCTTTGACGATGAGAACACAACTATTGAAGCAGGTAATACCTACATATTACTTGCAAACGATAATAGAATTTTATCTGCAGTTCCGATTGATGAAATTAAGGGATCTACAAATGCTATAATTAAATTCTTAAATTATAAACAATTGCCTTATAAGGATGATCAATTGTTTGTTGTATCCTTCAAACCAAGAATAACTAAAACAGGAAAGAAGATGGCTTCACTGACTGTTGCAGATACTTCTAGAGAGTTACACTCTATAACTGTATTTCCAACCTCATTTGCAAAAGCCTATATGAAGATTGAAGAAGGAAACGCTTATACTTTTTCTTTAGGTAAAACTAAAGATGGAACCGTTATATTGGAGGATATAAATGCTTGATGACTTAGCAATGAAGTTACACGAAGTAGCAGTAGAAAAAGGTTTTTGGCCTGAAGAGGTTGATGATATTTTTATTGCTAAGCAATGCATGATGATTGTTTCAGAAGTTACAGAAACAATGGAAGCAATACGAAAAGATAAAGGCGAAGAAGAAATAACAAAAGAGGTTGCTGATATTTTAATTCGTACACTTGATTTATATGCAGGACTAGTTGAGGCAGGGTATACTAAGTTATCGCTTGATTATGCACTAGAAGAAAAAACACAATTTAATAAAACTAGACCAGAGAAGCATGGGGTAAGATTCTAATGACGGTAACAGTAGAAGAAGCATTTGCACAACTAGATCCAAAGTTAAGAAAGAAATTAGGAACTGGAGTAGGGGTTAATTATGAATATCAGCCAACACCCAGTTACGGTTTAAACCGTGCTTTAGGAGGAGGTCTTCCATATGGTAGACAAGTTCTCATCTGGGGTTCAAAGTCCTCTGCAAAGTCATCTATGTGCCTTCAGATGATCGCTCTAGCACAAGCAGAAGGAAAACTTTGTGCATGGATTGATTCAGAAATGTCATACTCTGAAGACTGGGCTAGAACACTTGGTGTAGATCCAACTAAATTAATTTACTCACAAGCAAGAACTATTAGTGATATGGTAGATGTAGGTGTAGGCTTAATGAATGCTGGAGTTGATTTAATTGTGGTAGACTCTATTACATCAATGCTTCCTGCAATCTATTTTGAAAAAGATACAGATGAAATGAAAGCATTAGAAAATACTAAACAGATTGGAGCAGAATCCCGTGACTTTAGTAACGCATGGAAAATGCTTAATTATGCTAACAACAAGGTTAAGCCTACTCTTCTTGTTCTTATTTCCCAGTCTCGCAATAATATTAATGCTATGTATACTAGCCAGCAGCCTTCTGGTGGTCAGGCTACTAAGTTTTATTCTTCTTGCATTATTAAGTTATTTAGTTCCGAGTCCGACAATCAAGCGATTAAAGGAAAGATTAAGGTAGGAGATAAACTAATTGAAGAAAAAATTGGTAGAACTATTAAGTGGGAACTCCAGTTCTCCAAAACCTCTCCAGGGTTTCAGTCTGGCGAGTATGATTTTTATTTTAGAGGTGATGATATTGGCCTTGACAGCATCGGTGATCTTGTTACTACTGCTGAACTAAATGGGATTGTAGAGCGAACAGGGGCATGGTACATTCTGCCTGATGGCTCAAAGGTCCAAGGAAAAGAAGCATTTGTTAACCGTGTAAGAGAGGACCTTGATTTGCAAGAATCAATCAAGGCAAAACTTAATGGCTAATTTTACTGTTTATAATGGAAAATTTATTTGTCATGAATGCAAGGTAGAAGTAAGGTCACTAAGACTTTATTCAGAAACAAAGACAATGACCTGGATGTGTCCAAGTAAACATCTAAGCACGGTCAAGTTTGGAAAGCAGAAATGGAAGGGTAATGACAGAGAAGAGTGAGTCCAAAAGAATAGGGGCTAAGCAGCATAAGAACTCTGGTCGTAACACTCAAAAAGGAGACGCCTCCTGGAAAAACTTTGTTGTAGATTTTAAAGAGGTTGGAAAGTCTTTTACATTAAACAAAGAGGTTTGGGCAAAGGCTACAACTGATGCCCTAAAGAACGGTAAAGATCCAGCCATCGTTGTCGTAATAGGCGAGGGTAACGCAAAGGTAAGACTTGCTATAATTGAGATGAGTATATTAGAAGATCTAGTGGAGGAATAATGGAACAACAAGGAACAACAATAGACATGGTTAATGGTTTGGCTGAGATAGCAGACTACATGCAAGATGAAGAGTTAACTACTGCCTTAACATTTATTGCAAAGGTAATATTAAAGCCAGACATTCCTTTGAATGTGGCGCATATAGAGATTGTAAGGCTTCAAGCAATTGCAGCAAAGATGGCTTTAAAGGCCACATGGATGGCAAATGTCGATAAGTCAGATAGAGGTAAAAAGAATCTTTATTATACGGCAGCAGAGTCGTTAAACAATTTAGTATCTGCACTAAAGTACATAAGCCGATAATCTGCTATACTTATACTAATAGAAACGAGAAAATTATGACAAAAAATTTATTGCATACGGTAATGATAAGGCCAGAAGAAAAGCCCATTCACCCTATAGATATAGCAGGGCTTGAAGCAAAGATTAAAGAAGGCTATACGATTACTCGTGTAGACAAGCATACAACAAAGAAGACTTTTGCCCCATCAACTATTGCCTACGGGCATGGAGAGTGTGCCAGATATTGGTATCTTGCCTTTGATGGTCAGATGTTTGAAGACAATGCAGATGCTTATGGCGCAGCCAATATGACTGCAGGAACTCTATCACATGCAAGAATTCAAAATGCAATGTTAAACGCTGGAATGACAAAGGTTTATCGTGATGAAAATAACGAAGCCACTACAGAGTTTAAGATTACAAATCAAGATCCTCCTATCTTTGGATACGGCGATGTTATGTTTGATTGGCAAGGAGAAGAACTCATTGGTGAAATTAAAACAATGATGAACGAAGGGTTTGAGTATAGAAAAGCATCAGGCAAGGCCAAGAACGGTCACCTAATGCAGTTACTTATTTATATGAAAATCTTAAAGAAACCAACAGGTGTTATGATTTATGAAAATAAAAATAATCATGAACTTCTTTTAATACCTGTAGATGTAAACGATCATTACCGTCGGTGGGTAGACCAGGCATTTGATTGGATGAGATTAGTTCGCAAGACATGGGAAGACAGAACCCTGCCAAACAAAAACTATAGATCAAATTCCAAAATATGCAAGTCATGCCCAATTAAAAAAGCATGTGAGTCTGCAGGACCAGGCGTGTTAAAAATAGCACCCTTGGAGATTCTCGGTGAACAATTGTAAATGCTGCGACAATCAGTTTGAGCCAACTGTATCTTATCAGATATATTGCTCTCCACACTGTAGAGATATCGCAACAAAAGAAAAGATTGCAGCAAGATATGTGCAATCTAAAAGACAAAAAAGAAAGGGGAAGACAAGGCTTTGTAAGTCTTGTTCAACTCCTCTTTCTATATACAATGATGATTCAGTTTGTTCATCTTGCAGTGTAAATCCTGATGCAGTTACTAAGGCAATTAAAGAAATAAAGGGGAAAACAAATGGTAAAAAATAAATGGGGGCTAGAAATAAAGCCACATACAATTTGCGCTATTGACGCCAGTACTAACAGCATGGCATTTTCTTTATTTAATGGTGAAGATCTCGGTGTTGTTGGTAAGATTAATTTTGAAGGAAATAATACTTACGAAAAAGTTATGGATGCAGGTAAAAAAATAAAAGCATTTTTTGATTATTATGGTGGTTTTGAAGCAATTATTATTGAGCATACAGTGTTTATGAATAGTCCAAAAACTGCTGCAGATCTTGCTTTAGTTCAAGGAGCAATTTTGGGTGCTGCTGGACAATCTGGAACCAAGGTAATAGGAACGGTTTCACCAATCACTTGGCAAAACTATATAGGTAATAAAAAAATATCAAAAGATGAACAGGTCGTTATAAGGTATCAACACCCAGCAAAATCTGTTTCTTGGTATAAGGCCTATGAAAGAAACCTGCGTAAAGAAAGAACAATCAAATTTATTAATACAATCTATGATAGAACTATTACTGATAATGATGTTGCAGATGCTTGTGGCATTGGACATTGGGCTATAAAAAACTGGGGGAAAGCAATTGGAGTTGACAAATAACACGATGGCTGCTAAACTATATACAAGTGAAACCTTTATGCGTAAGCGCTATCTTATGGATAAAAAGACACCAGAGGAAATTGCAAAGGAGTGTGGGTGCTCATTGGAAACTATCTATGTATACCTTGCTAAATTTGGATTAAGGAGGTCAAGACGATGAAAAAACTTAAGATGTTTTTTGTGTTAGCATCATTGTTTGCTGCTGCTGGTTTGACATACACGATTGTTGCTCTTAAAAACCTTCCAGAAGTTTTTGACTGGGACCTAAATGATGAGGACGAAGATGAGTTTTGAGACACAGTTTACAATTGGTCAGGTTTGCGATGAGATTAAAGAAATGCTGATTGCAAAAAATAAATCATATGGAGATTCTGCAATTGATCCAATTAGGATATTTTCAAAAGCAGATAACACAGAACAAATAAAAATTAGAATTGATGATAAGTTATCTCGTATATCAAGAGGAACAGAATTCTATGGTGATAATGATATAGACGATCTTGTTGGTTATTTAATATTATTAAAAATAGCAAGGGAGTTAAACGGTGTCAACTGAAGAAGATTTAATTAAGCACCTTGATCAAGTAAATCAGGTAGTAGAAGAATACTTAAAGGGTAATGATCCAACTGTAATTTCTAAGCAACTTGCAATACCAAGACAAAGAGTCGTAACACTTATCAATGAGTGGAAAGTTATGGCATCTGCTAATGATGCTATCCGTGCTCGTGCCAAAGAAGCACTTGCTGCAGCCGATGCACATTACAGTAAATTAGTCTCTCGTACATATGAAGTTATTGACGAGGCCTCTATGGTTAATAATCTTAGTGCAAAGACTGCTGCAATTAAACTCGTTATGGATATTGAGTCTAAGCGTATTGATATGCTACAAAAGGCTGGCCTGCTTGAGAACAAAGAACTTGCAGAAGAAATGATGGAAATTGAGCGACGCCAAGAAGTTCTTGTTTTAATATTAAAAGATATTGCATCTGAGTATCCACAGGTTCGTGATGAGATAATGCGTAGACTGTCTTCCTTTGCAAGAGACAACGAGGTGATTACAGTTGTCCACGACGTTCAATGATTTTCTTGAAGTACTTAAAGATAACCATTTTCAAGAGACACCTGTAAATGCAAGAACATTTGTTGAGGGCGAAAAATACTTAGGTCAGCCTCCACTTTCTGATATTCAGTACGACATTGTAGAAGCAATGAGTCAGATATATCGCAAAGAAGATCTTGTTGATATCATGGGAGAAGAAGAAGGCACAAGATACTTTGATAAATATACTAAGAATGAGATTATCCTGCAACTTGGCAAGGGATCTGGAAAAGACTTTGTATCTACAGTATCTTGTGCATATATAGTATATAAACTATTATGTTTAAAAGACCCAGCAAAATACTTTGGTAAGCCAGCAGGAGACGCTATTGATTTAATTAACGTTGCTATTAACGCACAGCAGGCTAAGAATGTTTTCTTTAAAGGTTTTAAATCAAAGATTGAAAAATCCCCATGGTTTGCTGGAAAGTATTATGCAAAAGCAGACTCAGTTGAGTTTGATAAGTCTATAACTGTTTACTCTGGCCATTCAGAAAGAGAATCCCATGAGGGGTTAAACCTTCTTCTTGCAGTGCTTGATGAGATTTCTGGATTTGCATCTGAAGTTGGAACAGGTAATGAACAAGGAAAGACTGCTGAGAACATCTATAAGGCTTTCCGTGGATCAGTTGACTCTCGCTTTCCAGACCTTGGCAAGGTTGTTTTGCTTTCATTCCCAAGATACCCAGGAGACTATATCTCAGAAAAGTATGATGCAGTTGTTGCGGAGAAAGAAGTAGTTGAAAGAACACACGAGTTTATTATTAATCCACTGCTACCTGACACAGACCCAAACAATAAGTTTGAAATTTCCTGGGATGAAGATCATATCATCTCATACAAATACCCAGGAGTTTTCGCATTAAAAAGACCTACATGGGAAGTAAACCCAACAAGACAGATTGATGATTTTAAGATTGCTTTTATGACTGACCTTGGAGATGCCATGATGCGTTTTACATGTGTCCCAACCTTTGCCTCTGATGCATTCTTTAAACAGCACGAAAAGGTTAGAGCCTGTATGACACTTAGAAACCCTGTGGATAACTTTAGAAGGTTTGACGAAGCCTTTAAACCAGATCCAACAAAGAAATATTATGTGCATGCTGACCTTGCCCAGAAGCACGATAAGTGTGCAGTCGCAATTGCACATGTAGAAAAATGGGTAAGCATACAAGTAATTAATAACTACGAACAAGTAGCGCCAATTGTAGTGGTAGATGCAGTAGCATGGTGGGAGCCAAAAATAGAAGGCCCAGTTAATCTTTCAGAAGTTAAACAATGGATTCAGAACCTTAGAAGAATAGGGTTTGATATTGGCATGGTTTCATTTGACCGTTGGCAATCATTTGATATTCAGAATGAACTCAAGCAGGTTGGAATGAAAACTGATACTGTTTCTGTTGCTAAGAAGCACTACGAGGATATGGCTATGCTTGTGTATGAGGAAAGACTTGCCATGCCTGCCATTGATTTATTATTTGATGAACTAACACAGTTAAAGATTATGAAAAATGATAGAGTTGACCACCCCCGCAAAAAGTCAAAGGACTTGGCTGATGCTGTGTGTGGAGCAATATTTGGGGCAATATCACATACCCCAAAAAATATAGACACTGAAGTAGAGGTTCACACCTTTAAAGACAGACCAAAGACTCCAGAAGAGCAATTTGACCTGGATAGTCTCAATGTGATACAATATAAACCTAGCCAAATAGATGACATAAAAGACTATTTGGATGGATTAAAAACACTATAACAAGGAGAATACCGAATGAATTCATTCAAGAAAATCGCCCTAGCCATGGTTGCAGCCATGACTATTGGCACAATCGTAGCAACGCCTGCAAACGCTGCTGTAATGACAGTCGCTGTATCGCTTGACACTGTAGCAAACACTACAGCATCAGCAATCGCAACGCCTGCATCACTACCAGTCCCTGCAGACAACTCAGTAGATGCTGCTGACGCACTAAAGTTTATTGCAACAGTTGATGTTGGAACAAGCGTAACAGTCGTAGCAACAAATGCAACAATCGTGTCTGCACTACACACAACTGCTGCACCAGTAGGAGCAACATCAGGATCATCATCTTTGACAGTTGCAACTGGTACAGGAACAACAGCAACATTTTATGTCTACACAAAGACAACAGCAATTGGTACAGTTGTAATTACCAATGGTGGAACACAACTTACATACTACGTACAGGGAACTGCTGGTAAGATTAATACTCTTACAGTATCTGCTCCTGCTACAGGTGCTGCTGGTACAAAGCAAGACATCTCAGTAACTGCAACAGATACATTTGGTAACAAGGTATCTGCTAAGTCAATCACTGCAACAGTGTTTGCTTCAACAGCAGTTATGGATACATCAACAGTAACACTTGGTGCTACACTTTCAGATTTTGGAGTTGCAAAGTTTGTTGCAACACTTCCAGCAACTGGAACACGCTCACTTATTACATTCAGCCCAACAACGGCTGGAGATGCAACAACTGCTGATGTAGTTGGTCTACCTGCTCGTGCACTTGCACCGTTTGCAGAAATTACAGTTCGTGATCTAGTTTCAGAACTTGCAGCACAAACTGCTGCTAAGGATGCAGCACTTGCTGCTAAGGCAATCTCAGATGCTGCAGTCGTAAAGGCTGCTTCAGATGCTGTTGCTGCTAAGGCTGCTTCAGATGCTGCTCTTGCAGCAGAGAAGGCTGCTTCTGCAACTGCACTTGCTGCAGAGAAGGCTACTTCTGCTAAGGCACTTGCTGATGCAAAGGCTGTTTCAGATAAGGCAGCACTTGATGCAAAGACTGCTTCAGATGCAGTTGTACTTGCTAAGGATGCAACTATCGCTAAGTTAACAGCAGATAATGCTGCTGCACTTAAGTCAATTAAGGATGCTTTCAATACACTTGCAAAGAAGTGGAATGCAAAGAATCCAAAGGCTAAGGTTACTTTAGTTAAGTAATTATTCCAACATCTAAGGGGTTACCAATTACGGTAGCCCCTTTTTTGTGCAATAAAATGGTATAATCATCCTAACAGACATCAGTCTGCAAGGGGGAAAGGTAATCAAAAAACTAATACGAATAGTAGCAGCCACGATGTTAGCATTTGGCTGGCTTCTTATGTCCCCAGAAGGTGCTTACTCTGATGATCCCCTCACAATTGCAGCCCAAGAAATACAAGACCTTAACGATAGCATTGACGACCTTGGCTACAAAGATGAATTCATATCTTTAATTCAAGAGGCAGAAGACAAGTATGCTCTTGCGGTATCTGCAAAAGAAACCCAGACACAAACCTCTGACCTATATGACAACTCCCTTGACCTAAAAGCAACGGCACTTGAAGAAAAAGACTTAGCCCAATCAGCAGTAGACGGACAAACAGTAACAGTAGCCACTGCTTTAGACAATAAGAATGATGCCTACGATGCTCTTGGTGTAGCCAATATTAATTTACAAACAGCCCAGCAAGCATTAAATAGTGCTGGTGGTCCTGGTTTAAGATATGACGTTTATAGTTTAATTAGAGTGGATGGTCAAGCAGCCACAGATCAACTTTTATGTAGTGGCACATGGAATTCAAACTATATGAATTTACCAGTTTGTGGTAATAGATATCAAAATTTTATTGTTAAGTTTACTGGCAAAATAACAGTTCCTTTATGGTTTACATCAACAAAATTTGCAGGATACACAGATGATGGTTTTAGAATGTATGTTAACGGAAACCTTGCTATAAATAATTGGCGGGAACAGGGAACAACTTGGAGTGCATATTCTCCAATATACGATGTAAGTGAAGAAAAAGCATTAAATGTAGAGATATGGTGGTATAACGGAGGAGGGCCTGGATCTTATAACCTTGGGTGGGCAATCCCAGGTGGATGGACTAGTGCAGGTTGCGACTATGCTGGAAATCCAAGAGTATGGGGACAAAACTTTAGTTGTAATTTAAATACATTTTCTTCTGGATCTGGAGCAACACAAGAACAAACTAACGACTACAATAACGCACTTGCTGCAAAGAACTCAGCACAGGATGTATATAATGATAAATTAAATGTTTATAACCAAGCAGTTTCAACATTAAATGGTTACAATCAAACCCTAACTAATAAAACAACTGAATATAATAATTCAATTTTGAATGTTGCAACGGCATTACAAAATAAAAATAATGCTATTGACGCATATGAACAAGCAATTAATAATGTTAACAGTGCAATTGATAACGCATGGCGTTACTATGACGAGCAGTCACAAAAAGAAATTCAATCTGCCATTGCTCAAGCAGCAGCCAATGCTGCAGCCAATCAGCCTACCCCAGAGGCCAGCCCAGATCCAGAACCAACTGTTGCCCCCACACCAGAGCCTTCACCAGAACCAACTGCTGAGGAACCACCTACCCCAGAACCAAGTCCTGAACCAACTGCAGAAGAGCCTCCTACACCAGAGCCTTCTCCAGAGCCTACAGTGGACCCTACAGACCAGCCTACACCTGAGCCTACAGTGGACCCTACAGACCAGCCTACACCTGAGCCTACAGCAGAAGAACCACCAACTCCTGAACCTACACCAGAAGCAACTGAAGAGCCTGCTCCTGAACCATCTCCAGAACCTGGGCCAAAGCCAGAAGAGAACCCTTGGACTACCCCAGATGTAGAAATTAAAGATGCAGTACTTGCAGCATTGGTTCCTGAAAAAGGAACTGGAACACAAGAAGATTTGTCTAATGTTATTGCTAACCTTACAAGCAAAGATAATAAATTAGTTAAACTTTCTGCAGAACAAATTACAGCAGTTAGCCAAACCCTTAGAGCATTGACTCAAGAAGCAAAGCAAGAAGTTGCAGGTAATCTTGGTATCAAGGCTTCAGAAGTTGCACAGATTGCTGAGCAGATGAAGTCTAACCCAGCACTTGCTTCAGCATTTGTTGAGTTTAATGACAGAGCAGATTCTGCAGGGGAGACAGCAATGCCATTTACATTAGCAGATGCAGTAACAGAAGTACAAACAGAAGCATTTTTAGCAGACCCACTTGGAGCAGTCTTTGCAGTGGACCCAGTAGAACTCCTATCTAATTTCTCTGAATTAGGTATGGATATGACAGACGATCAGAGAGAGAAAGCGCAAGAAGTAATTGTCCCAGTGATCATAGTATCACAAATTGCAGGGGCAATGATAAGGAGGAACAAATGAAAATAATCAATAAGGCCACAAACCTGGTAGGCAAAATGCTAAAGGGATTAACTAAATGGTTTAAAGACGCAGGTATGGAATTAATTGCACAAGCATTCACCCTCCTGGGCTTCTTTATTGCATGGCTAACTTTGACGGGATCAGCAAGAGACATTGTTGGTATTGCTGTAATGGCAGTAACAATAGTGTGGCTAATTACTATCCCGCTAAGAAAGGAGAAATAAAATGGCAACTAAAAAAATAGTAGAACCCCCAAAGCAGGAGCACCCACAGAAAGCAATAACAAATATTCTAATGAGAATTCTTGCGGTATTTGCAGCATCAGGACTATCAGTCTTAGGAGCAGGAGCCGTAGTAGGAATTGAAACTGTACAGGCAGTCATGCTTGCAGGACTCTTAGGCGTAGCCACAGTTATTGAAAGACTGGCAAGGGCTTTTTTGGACGATGGAAGGCTATCATTATCAGAAATAAATGATGCCTTTAAAACGGTAGATAAAAAGGCTAATTAGTCATTATCACCCATAGTTGACAGCCCTCTCTGGGCAATGGTATACTTGAGTATAACTTATCTGGAGAGGGCTTCTACCTGTGACTTGCATTGCCGTTGTAAAACATGAAGACAAAATTTATATGGCTGGAGATCGTGGAGCATCAGATGATGGTACCATTCTAGCACTTGAAGCACCAAAGGTTTGGAAGATAGGTCCATACTTAATTGGATATGCTGGAGCAATGGACGGAGAAAGAATCCGTTATAATTTTAAGCCATCTGCCCCAACAATAAAAGATACCGACAGACACATGCAAACCAAATTTGTTAAAGAACTTAAAGAATTTTATAATGAATTTTGGGTAGACACATCTAAAGATGGAGATCTTGGACTACTCATTGCAGTTCGTGGCAACATATATGAACACAGTTCTGCAGACATGTCTTTATCTAAATATACATTACCATATCTTGCACTAGGCTCTGGAGCAGAATATGCATATGGTGTTCTGTATGCAACAGATAAACAAAAAAATGCAAGGAATAGGGTAATTCAAGCAGTAAATGCTGCTATTAAGTTTAATCCATCGTGCATGGGTCCAGTTGACATTGTCAGTATTTGAGAGTATACTTAATATATGAGCGAAGAATTTGAAGAAATTCTAAAAGACATTCAGAATATTGAGTCAGATTTTAACGAGTTTGAAATATGGCTTGAGAATGGAATTGAGCGGGGATGGGTAACAGAACCATTCTGCAATACACATGAAGGTGATCCCTATATGAATGAAGAAGAACAACAAGAATGGGAAGAGGGCGGAGACCCTTGCCAAGTAGTAATTAAAATCAAAGAAAACTAATAAGGAGAATAAAATGAAGAAAACACTACTAGCACTAATATCAGCAGTACTATTAATTACAGTAATACAACCAGCACAAGCAGAAGATCAAAAGGTATTAGCAATTATTGATACCGCTATTGATTCTAAAAATGTACCTTCAGTTATCTATGAAGCATGCTTTACACTTAATAAGACATGTCCAAACGCAACAAACTTTATGGAAGGCAAAGGATCTGCAAGTGCCGTAGTATGGGCAAAGTCAGTTAACGATGGAATATATCACGGAGATGCCATGGTAAAGGCTGCACTGACTGTTAATCCAAACATTAAAATTGTTTTTGTAAGATTTCATGAGGTAGACTCCAGTGGAAATTCTTCTGCTCAGGCTGATTCTCTTGTTAGAGCAATTGACTGGGTTTCAAAGAATGCAGACAAGTACAGTATTGATGCTGTGTCAATTAGTCAATCTAATATAAAAAATCCAGCATTGTGCACAGATAAAACTACAGTTAATGCGGTTTTATCCATGAGTACAAAAAATATTCCAACATTTGCTGCTACTGGAAATGATAAGAAATCAGACGTAGTTGGTTTCCCAGCATGTGTAGAAGGTGCAATTGGAGTCGGAGCGCTATACTCTTTGTCTCAGTTGGAAGCAGCAACCAACAGAGGTCCTGGACTTGATCTTGTTGCCTTTGGAAAAATTTCTATCACCAAGGTAAATGGATCAGAATATGATCTTGCTGGAAGTTCTGGAGCAACGGCAGTTTCTGCATCATCTTACATTGCTAAGAATACAAGTAAAACTTTTCAAGAGTATTTAAAGGCTCTTCTAAAGGTTGTAATTAATAACGTTTCTTATAGTCTTAACTAAAGAAAAGTCCTGGGAATGACTAAAAACTTCCCATGATATAATAGTATAAAGATACCTACAAGGAGGTAGACATGGCAGCAAAAGGATCAGTAGAGGCAATCATTGAGGTTGCAAAGAAAGAACTGGGCACAATCGAAGGCCCTAAAGATAACGAGACAAAGTACGGTGCATGGATCAAGGTTAACTTCCAACCATGGTGCCAGTCATTCGTTTCTTGGTGTGCATTTACTGCGGGAGTAAAATCATTCCCTAAGTCTGCATCAACAGTAGCAGCATCAGATCAGTTTAAAAAGGAAGGTCGTTGGGCGGATGCTCGCAACGATGATCCACAAGCAGGAGACTGGATTTATTTTGATTTCCCAGATGATGGAGTAAATCGTATTTCACATGTTGGTCTTTGCATTAAGAACAATGGTGATGGAACAATCCAAGTTATTGAAGGAAACACTTCAGGAACTGCTAAAGGAGATCAGCGCAACGGAGGAATGTGCGTAGAAAAGACTCGTGCTTATGTAAAAAACAATAAGAAGAAGTTAGTCAATGCCGTTGTTGGTTGGGGTCGTCCAGTTTATACTGGAGAAGAGGATGCTCCATTGTTAAATAAGATTGTAGAGTCTGCAAAGACATCAACACCAGCACCTAAGAAGGCAGCACCAAAAGAGATTAAGCCAGTAGCAAAGAATCCTTCCCGTGGTGGCGGTAAAGGTGCGGTAGCATTGTAATGGATTCACTTAAAAGAATTTCCTTAAAGGCAAGTTGTTATACCATATATCATGTGACTATTGCTACTTTAATTTTTTCTACTGTGATATATTTTATTACTGGAAAATGGGAGTATGAGTATTTTAAAAAGATAGGTTTTGGACTTCTTGGGTATGTTCTTTGGGAAATTATTGGTTATTCTATTTTTGAAATGATTTGGCCAAAAGTTGAGAAATTATTTAAAACAATTAAGTCTAAGTTAAGAAAGAAGGCAAAGTAATGCGTATTAAAATTATTCGTTTTATTGTAAAAACACTTGGATATGAGTGGGGTGGAGATAACCTCAACGCACCAGTCTGGACAGTAAAAGCAAAAAAGAAGAAGTAATCTATGGCACTGTACGAATATGACTGCATGCCATGTGCACAAAGATATACCAAGGAAAGATCTATTCAAGAAGACGATCCTGGGTATAAATGTGATACTTGCAATCATACTCTAGTTCGTGTATACTCTAAAGTAGGAGCAGTTTTCAACGGTAGTGGATTCTATTCCACTGACAATCGGAAGGTATAATATGTTTACAATGATTAAAGATGAAGTAAAGCAAGAATGGTTACTATCACCAAATGATCGATGTGATAGATGCAATGCCGAGGCCTTGGTTAAGGTTACAGGGATAAGTGGAGACCTTCTATTTTGTGGGCATCACTACAACAAGATTATGGCTATACCAGATGGCTACAATAGCATGATGTCCTTTATAATTAGTATAATCGATGAACGAGAAAAATTGGAGGTATAAATAATGTACGAATACTATGTAAGAAAAGTAGAGAATGTAGTAGATGGAGATACCATTGACGTTCTTATTGATTTGGGGTTTGATATTATATTTGGATCCCGTGTGAGATTGGCTGGTATTGATACCCCAGAGTCTCGTACAAAGGATCTTGCTGAGAAGGCCCTTGGTCTTGAGGCCAAAGAGTACCTAAAGAAGTCTCTAAAGGATGCTAAGTCTGTTGTAATTAAGACTGAGAAGATGGACTCATCTGAAAAGTATGGTCGCATTTTAGGCTGGGTATATGTAGATGGCAACACAGTATCTTTAAATGACATGATGATAAATGATGGTTATGCATGGGGATACCTTGGAGATACTAAGGTTAAAGACTTTGCAGCACTTAAAAAGGCAAGATTAAAATCAGGTAAGTAATGAATACCATTTTATACTTTACAGCAGACTGGTGTAATCCTTGTCAAAGAACAAGGCCATTTGCTGAAGAGTTAATCCGTGATGGGGCTAACATTAAGTTTATTGATGTAGACTCAGAAATTGAAATGGTTAAAAACTTTAAGATCATGTCAGTTCCTACTTATATTATTTTAAAAGATGGTCAAGAAATTTATCGTGCTAATGGTGCAAAAACAAAGAAACAGTTAGAAGAGTTGATTAAATATGAGTAGCAACGAAGATGAGTTAATAGAAAGTCTTATACTCCAAGGGGCACTAGAAGTTGCTGGAGTAGACTCTGAAAATGGAGAGACACTATACAAACCTACACAAAGACTTAAAGAGATAGACTCTAAACTTAGTAATGAACTGTCTATATACTTTTCAGAAGTAACTTTAAAACTTTGGGAGAAAAGTTTTCTTGATATGGATGTAACAGATAGAGATCCTTTGGTAAAATTAGGACCAAGATCTTTTGATGCCTTGGCTATAAAATCTTTACCCAAAGATGAAAGAGTGGTTATGGAAGAGATAGTCAAGGCTCTTTTTAATAAAAACTGATATACTTGGTATCTGGGAGTATTAATGAATAACTTATATGGTGCTATCGGGACAACAATAACTG